GTAAAATGTAAAATTTGCCCGCCCTGGCTCTTTGCAATCATATCTTTACCAGCCGCAGTAACAATAACTTTAGCAAATTGTCCTGTATTCGCCATAATCAATCCTCCTATTTAAATAAATCAGGTTCAATAGTTATTTCATATCCCTGCATTACAATGCCTGTAGCAACAGGCTCTGCAGGTCCATCAATAAGCAAATCATAACTAGTATCTGCCATAATGCTAAACTCTCTACATCCAGATACTATTCCAGACACGTTTACATAATCATTGACACCAGAAAATGCTACATACTTCCACCCCAAATGTGCCGGCATAAAAGTTCTCAGGTTTTTTTCTAAATCAACAAAACTAGTTACCTTACCATCTGGCAGCAATATATCAATATAATATTGATCGTAATGTTCAATTACAGAACCGCTTTTGTCAGCAACATACCTATTAATTAACGTAAGCAGGAAGTCTTTTGTAACGGTTTCCGTGCCATTAAGAACATCCAGCACTCTGTTACGCCTTGTTTTATAGTCGAGGGTTTCATCACTTTGCAAACCACAATATTCTTCCCAAAGCTTCAATCCCCAGGTTGCTGTTTTCAGGAAAAGCTGTTCTAAGCATTCCTGTATCTGTAATCGCAATCGTTCATGTTCAGCATTGTCTGCAGCATTTACAGACTTAAATGTAGGTTCTTTGCTCAAAAAATAAGGCAGATATCTTAAAATATCTACCTCATTTTTTCTCAACCATATATTATTCATTTAAGGTCACCATCCCAGCAACAGGAAGCTGTTCAGATCCAACCGGTATATTGACGCTACCATTGTTTATAAGCAAGTCAGAATAGTCTCTCACTCCAGTTATTTCCGGGCTTCCCAAAATAGCCTTGCCAATCTGTGCATATGAAATGCTTGATAATGCAAGAGCATTTGCGCTGAAGTAATCATTTACAACATTTTTAATGCCGTTCACATTACCAACGCCATCAGTAACCTTTAACGAAATATTAACAGTTAGCAATTCGGGAGCAGCTACAGTGCAAGTTGCTCCTATAGGTGCATTGACAGCTATTTTTTCCCTTACTGCTTCCAAAATATTTTCGCTGGCAGCCTGCTTATTTGCGTCCAAAACTAATATCTTCACTGTTCCATTACCGGCCCACAGCGGAAGTACCTTAACCATGCTAACTCCATCTACCGATGTAGCCCACAGTTGGTAATGATAACAATTTCCGCTTGTTGCAGGCTTTTGTACTTTAAACAAGAGCCTATTCAGCAATGCTTCATCGTTTTCCAAATCAAAGCCATCATGCGCTTCAAGCTCGTTGACAACGCCAGAAACTCCGTAAATAGCTACCGGTATTTTGTTTACACTACTAGCTTTAACATTCCCGCCGGCGCCAGCATCTTTAGCCTGAGCCATTATCTTTATTGCTCCATCACCAGCAATAGTTGCTTCTTTTGTACTAATAAAGCTTACACCACTTGCTGTTGCAAAAACAGAACCTATTGGTACAATCGTTCCTGCTTTTCCTTTAACAGTAAGCTCAACAACAGCTTTTGTAGCCTGCTGTCTTCTTATTCCATGTTCTTCAGCCTTTAAGGTTAAGTATTCTCCCCAACTACTCTGAGGGAATCCAGCTTCCAGCACTAGCATAATTTCAGCATATGCCTTTTCAAATTCCACAGCATTAGCAGACAATGTGTCAAAAGTAAAGCTTCCTTCCACCGTGCTAACACCGCTAGTTTGTATAGATGCATATTCATTTAAAAGGCGATCAAGAATTTCTATTTTAGTAATAGCCTTTTCCATATCAAACCTCTATTCCCAAAGTGTACTTTCCATACACAGTTGTCAGCCCAATATTTAAAGTTATTTTTTTATGGTCCTGTGCAACATCTACATTTTCCACACTGACTATATAAGGATTAACCAAAAGTGTATCCTCTATATAGTTAAACAGCTTACTGGCTTCAGAACCATCATTAGGCACCCTGCCTATGAAATGTTCCAATTCAGCACCATAATCATCAAAATAAGCCAAGTGTAAAAAGCGTTCTGTCAGCAGTGCTTTATACGCCCAAACTTTAATCGCTTCATTCCTTCTAAAAATGATCTGCCTGCCTTCTCTATCGTAAAGAAAGCAATTTTTCTTGAAGTCATAAGCGTATTCACAAAATTCCTCAGCAGTATCAATCTTATCGGAACCTGCAGGCCCAAATATAAAGGGATTAGACATTCTAATTACCATCCAATCTTTTAAGTTTACAGAGTACAGCAAATTGTTCTGCTGTTTTCCTGTCTTGGCCGCAAATCGGTATCATAAGTACTTTATCTCCTACGTGCCACGTATCCGTATAAATAATACTATCAGAATAATCATTATCTATATCATGATTATGGCTAGCATATGCTGCTTCACCGCCACCGCCAGCACGATTTTGAGTAGCACTAACAATATGTCCTTTAGCATGCCTAGTATGGCCCTGAAGCCAATATTCATCAATCCATAAATACTGACTCGTAATGGTCATCCCGTTATACCCTATGGCGATATTAGGAGGTACACTTAATATCTCTCCAATAGCAGCAGTTGCCTGCAATCCATTACAGGTCATTTTATTCATTAAATTCAATATGCCATTATATGGATCATTTGCATTTTTCATAAATACCTCACTGGATATAAGTCAAAGTCAAGTCCATCATATGAGTATTATTTTCAAATGTGTGCGTATCAGACTTTATAAGGAAATTTCCTTGCAATACATCTTCTCTAACAACAATAGAGTATCCGGAAACACATTGGATGTTGCCTATAGCATGTAGCTGAGTATCGCTTTCAATTCCATTGAGCAACGACGCCGCAGCTTTATAATTATCAACGCTTTCGCCTTCAACAGGCGGTTGAATCTTATAAATTCCTTGTAATGTTCCATACTCAATAACGTCAGCTTCAGCAGTTATAGCACTTATAAAATTTCCATGATCATCCCACAGCTCAACACGATTTATCATATTCTCAATATTTTCGCCATGGTCAGCACTAGTAACGCCTGCAGATGCATCTGCAATATACTCTTCTAGCAAAGTTCCTTGTTTAATTATGGCCAGTTGTCCATTAATAGACGAAGCAGCATACATAATGCCTGTATCAGCCCTAACTTTAGCCAAAATCATTTGAATAATTTCACTACCGCTTTTTTCATCAGCTACAAAATTAATCAACGTTCCTAATGTTGGATTGCCACCAAACGCCACAATACCAATTTTAGAACATACCAAATTTATTGCATCAGTAGCCTTTGCATTATAGAAGGCCAGACACAGCTTATTTTTAGCCAAATAAATCAGCTGATCATACGCAACAAACTCAAAGGTATAACTATTGCCATTACGCTTTCTGCTAAAAATACGGCCATTAAACAGTTCCGCAGATTCGCCATAATCGTCAACATACTCCAAAAGTATAGTACCACCTAGTTTCAAATCTAGCCCAATAAAGCCAGCATCCTTATCCGGAGTATTAAAAGCAATCTCAAATTCCAAGCGTCTAGCGCATTGATCCACGTCACCGCTCCACAGATAACGCAATATATACTCTGTAATATCAATGTTTTTAACCGCCCCAGATGGCGGGTCAGAATATTTACAAACAAGCATACTTTCCTCACAATCTTATAGATACATCACCTATAGTAAGCCGGCAACGAGTGACCTTAAAGCTGTTGTAGGAAGAAATCCCAAGCTTAACTAGATGCTTATACAGCAATAATTTCTTATTACCTTGTTCGCTTATCGGAAATATCTGCCCTACTGCCTCTGATGCTGCATCCATCAAATCCATCCCTGGATAAAGCGTAACATCTCTTTCCTGTAAAGATTCTGCTACCCTGCTAGACAACTGCGTAGTTTTATTCAGCCTGTTACTAGTCGGTAAAATATACCGGTACTCTCGCATGCTCAGGTCAAAATAAACATCTCCAGTTCCGTCCTTTTCACGAAAGTTAAGACTATCAATGGTAACAGCAGTATTAATATTGGTACCGCTAATAAGCAGCTTGCATGGTTGCCCCTTCTGAGCAAAGCTTTGCAGTTTTCTTATCCCTTCATATGGTGAATAATAGCCTATAGCGCTAAATTCATATTGTTGTGCCGGGAAGAAGCTGCTAAAGCTAATGGTCATTAGGTTACGCTTGCCAAGCATATTTATTTCACCAAGAGCATTAACATTTACGGAGCCATTATTATAGCTCTGCCCAGCTTCATAACTTCCAGGTATTACCGGCAAAACCAAGGCATCCCCTGCACAGCTAACAGTAAAACTGCAGCCATTATTACCGCCAAAGCGTCCAAGCAAGCCGCTTGCTTGTTGGATAAAAGATAAAAATGAAGCCATTAAATAGCACCTGCCTTTAGGTTAATCGCGCGTTTCTGCAGCTGATAGCAAATCTGTTCAGCCACTTTTTTGGCCACAGCTTCAACATCATTAGATCCGTCCATTTTTACATCAGAAAGATAAACATTAATCCCACCACTAATGTTTAATCCACCATTAGAGCGGCCCTGATTATACGCAGCCTTAATGGATTCATCATGTGGAATAACTCTGCTGCCTGAAGGCAAATCAACGATTTCAGCGCCTTTATCATGAATCATTGCAGGCCCGCCACTCCAGCTATCTGTTCCATTAGCCAGATGCGGAATCTGAAGCGGCCCAAAAGATTTTCCACCAACTTTAGGCACCCACGAAGGAATGCTTATCTGTATACCATTAATGCTGTCAACTAACGAATTAACCACTGCTTTGATACTATCAATGGTTCCGTTAAAGACATTGGCAATTTTTTCAGCTATAAGAGCAAAAACATCATAGGCGCTTGTCCATACGCCTTTCCATTTTACAGAAAAAATACCTACAAAGAAGCTAATTATACTGCCAAAAACACTTTTCCACATATCGCAACAGCCAACAAAAAAGATGCTTAGCCCCTTCAGGACATTTGATATAAGTATTTTAACCTTATCCCAATTCTTATAAAGCAAGTAAACTATTGCAATAGTAGCCAAAACAGCTACGCCAACTGGATTCATAAACATAGTCATCATGGCTCTGCCTATAGTTTTAAATGCAGCTATTCCTACGGTTTTAAGCAATTTGAAAGCCTTACATACTCCAACAACAGAATACTGAAGTAATTTATTCTTAATTGCTTGTCCCGACGCAGCTAAAGTTATATCTGCATATAACCCAACAATAGCACCACCAATAGAAATTACATATCCCGCAGCATACGCAAAAGCAGTAAATCCTAGCACAACCATAGCCACGTTAGCAATAAGAATCTTAGTTTCCGGAGACAATTCATTAAGTCTATCAGCAAGATGTCCAATAGTATCAGCCGCAGCTTTCATTGCTGGAGCAAAGAGACTCATTGAATTTATAGCCAACGATTCCATACTACCCAGCATAGAGTCAACACTATACTTAACTGTGGTTTTCATAGTTTTAAATTGCCTTTCCGAAGAACCTGCCGCTTTATTCATACTGTTACTCATTTCAGAATATTTTTCCGGGGCGGTATCAATCAAAGATAATAACGCACTATAACCTTCGGTTCCAGCTACAGCCTGAGCTAACGCAATACGTTCAGTATTACTCATGCCTTTCATAGCAATACGCATTTGGTTTACTGTTTTCTCCAGGCCAATAAAGTTACCACTTTCATCTTTGGTAACAACTCCCATCTTTTTCAGGGCTTCTGCAGCAGCCTTAGGCGGGGCAGACAACCTAGTAAACATTGCACGTAAAGATGTACCGGCAGTGCTAGCATCAATGCCCTTATTTTTTATTAAAGCCAACGCAGCAGATAGTTCTTCAATTTGAACGCCCAAAGCATTAGCTGGTGCGCCTGCATACTGCAAAGCGACAGCAAAATCCTGCATGCCTAAACTAGAAACATTTGCTGCCTGCTGGACAACGTCAGCAACATGCTTAGCATTTTCGCTAACATTCTCTTCAGCTAATCCCCAAATATTAAGAGCACTAGTAACAACACCAGATGTAACAGCTAAATCCTCGCCGCTGGCAACAGATGCAGTAAGAATCGGCGACATCATAGCAATAATTTGCGTAGCATTAAAGCCAGAAGCCGCCAAAGAATCCATAGCATTCGCAACAGCTCCAGTAGATACCGGAAACTCTTTACCTAAACTAGCAGCAGTTTCTCGCATGCGCTTCATTTCTTTATCTGTAGCCCCGGCCTTTGCAGCAGCTGTTGTCATAGTAGCATCGAATTCAATAAATGTTTTCGCTCCAGCAGTTCCTATAGCAACAATAGCCGTACTTAACGGCATCATCCTATCACCTAACGCATGAAGGCTTTTACCAGTTTTAGCCAGGCCTTTAGATAACCTTTTTGCAGCATTACTAGTTTGTTTAATATTATTGCGGATTCTAGTTAAGCCGCCGGAAACATTATCCCGCAGTCGCATAACAACGTCTATAACCTTCATTGGCTTAACCTTCTTTCCAATTGTTTATTTTCTTCCACTTCTTCAAGAAAAAAGGCGCGGGTAACTAAGCGTTCCCCGCAACCCATATTATAATAATCTGACGGCTTCCAGTGATGTTTTTTATATAACCAATACATCAGCTGGACATCTCCGTCAGACTTAATCAGTTTTTTACTTCTTCAGTAGCTTCTTTGGTTTCTTCTTCATCAAAGCCAGACAAAGCAGAAATTTTATCAGCTATAGCACTGATTTCGCCAGCATTGAACAGTTTCTCCATCAATTCTTTCGGAGTAACGGCAGAAAATTTTTTCAGCAATTCCGGATTATTAAAGTCAGGGCTTACAACGCCAGCAACAGCAGTCATAATTTGCAGTTTATAAAGGTCTACATTTTGCTTTTTCCCTTTACCAGCAATAGCACTGGTTTGAATTTCGCCATAACGGCGCGCAGGAATAGCTTGCAGAGTAAGTTCAAACTTGCAATCAAGCAATTTGCTCAAACGTTTTACTTCATAGGTAACAGTTTCAGCTGCCAAAATAGTTGATTGGTCAGCCGCAAGAAGAGTTTCAACTAAATTCAATGTTTTCACCTCACACAGCATTATCCAAAATATCAAAATCAGTAAAAGTAAAATCATAATCATCAGTGCCAAGTTTTTTAGCTTCCCAATCCATAAGAGTTAACTTATCAAAGGTAGCGTCACGGATTACGATACGTTCAGAACCGATAGCATCCGGATCATCAAGCTTTGCAATAATGGTACAAGTTGTTTGCTTTGCATGCTTAATATTTTCAGCCATCAAATCAATAAAAAAGCTGCTTACATGATTAAGCTTTACATTACCAGAGCCTTCACAGCCAGTGATTTTGTACTGTTTAAACATACGCTTTACCTGGTTAACCTCTTCCTTGATAAGTTTAATTTCAGCTTTGAAAGCGGTAACCTCAGCCATATATTGGCCATCAATCCAAATTTCACCCTGTGTTCCGCTCATTACCTGCGATGCATTGAAATTATCCATATTAAACCTCCACTAAATAGAAACCGGCAGAATAATGTCTTCCATTGCGTCAAGAATCTTAATCTGAGCTTTAAGGAACACCTTTTTCTTTGTATCCAATTTTTTAATTTCCAAATCGCTCATATCCGCCAGTTCTTCTTTTGTATACAAACCATTGCTAAGCTGGTAATTCTTAACAGCTTCAACATCAATGTCCACTAAAGAATAATCTCGCTGAAGTAAGCGGTCAGCCTCCAGCTGCTTAAGGTAGCCGGTAATAGCAGTAATAAGAAGGCATTTATTATCATAATCATTTGTATATTTGCCAATATATGAGTCCTGCGCAGTATTACGGATATCATCATAAATCATGTCCATAACATCTACAATTTTAATAGTCTGATAGCCCTCCTGCTTGCCCTGAGTAGTAGTAATCAAGCTATTTACAGCACGGCTCATTTTATATTTTTTACCATCGTACCAGATGAAAAATTCACCAGCATTTACTTTTTCATCATTTTCGTCCAAGTCATACTTATCGCAATCAATAACCTCTGACAGTGGAGCGTAGGTTGCACTGATCGTCATAGGAGTACCGCAAATCAAGCCTGCAATACGTGCAGTATACTCTGCTGGAGTGTATTCTTTCACAGCAGTTTTGATCTTTTTATTGGAAAAATTAACGATGCCCTCATAATCGGCAGTGCATCCGGGAAGAACGGCCTTAATCTTCTTAAACTTATTTTCACGATTGGTTTTAATCCAGGTAGATACAGTATTAACAGCAGCCTGTTCGATGGTCGGAATGGCCAAATAGTCCCAACGGTCAGTAGCCAAAATTTTAAGACTAGCATCCCATTTAGTAGCTGCAGCAGAGCTTTCGCTAGTTTCCTGCAACATAACCTTAAT